TCTAATCTTGCTGAGCCAACGTAATCGGACCATTCAACCACCACGCGAGAGTGTAAGCCGATCATCTCATACTGCTTGGCCTGCAAGACTTTATGCAGCGCAATAAAAAAAGTCGGGTACTTTCGCATTGCCGTGGTTCTCTTTTTCACCTCGACAAACCCTATGATTTTGTCATTGCGTGAAACCGCAAAATCTAAGATGTAGCTGGCGGGGAGTTTGAAAAAGCCGTTGAGCTGGTAGTGTTTGCAGACCAACTCAATCAGTCTATTCTCAGCGTCCCTGTCAGCTTGCCGCTCGTACCTTGGGCGCACTTAAAGCATCATCGCGCCCAACAAGATCCCTGCGCAAAAGGCGGTGACAACCGCCCAGCCGGTAAATTTGGCTAAACCCATTTCTTTAATCATCATTATCCCTCCGAGGGTCATCACCCATACTAAAACGAGTAAACCAGATCTTTTTCTTTTTGTCGGTCGTTGAGTCACCTTTTAGACCCTCTCGCCACTGGTACTTAAACGCTGATATCTCAGCGTATTCCTGCACACGTTTCAAACCGTAGATCTGAACCATGGCGTCGATGCACTCTATGCCGTCGCGCTTGTAATGGCTTGGCGAGTTAACGAGATCATCTGCCTCCAACTCAACATCAACTGCATCAGCAAGCGTTGGCTCAAAATCACGCAACGCTTCCAGATATTTTTTGTGTATCTTTGGTTTGATCTCTTTCGTTTTTTTAATAGCGTAAAAGGTGCTGGCAGGTAAACCGTAACGGTTTAAAAATTCAGCGACCTTTACACCCTTCTCTTTTGTCGCCCTTTCTAGCCGGGCAAGCATTTTAGAAGCGTTCATTAGAAAGGAATGTCGTCGTCAAAATCTTCGTCAGGCACTTCTGCGGCCTTTGGCATTTTTGCCATCGCAGCCAAACCTTTTGGTTCTTCCGCCTTCCGACCTTTCGAGTGAGCAGCGGCCATCTCAAAAGATTGCTCAATCATCTCGCATAAGAAATTTGGCAGACCTTCAAAGACATCGCACATCTCTTTCGATTTGGCGCAGCTATCACCGCTGAACTCTAGGCAATAATCGTCTAGGTCAAACGCCACTGGATCATTGGCAGTTGGTGATTTTTTAGCGCCACCGTCTGGTTTGAAAACCGAGACGACTTTCGCTCGACCACCGGCAGTGTGATCTACCTCAAGATCACAACTCACGCCGAGAATGTTGTTTAGGTCAAAACCTTTCAACTCTTCTTCACTGAACGAACGACCGCGCCACGACTTGAGGTCTTTGTGCAGCGCAGAGTTTTCGTTTAAAGACAGCGTGTACTGTTTGAAGATACTGAACGGCTGGTCTTTTGAGGTGCGAAGATCTGGCAGTTCCCAAAAGATAAAAACGGTGTGACGCTTCTTTGGTTCCTCGTCTTTAAACTTCTCTTCACGAGTTCCTGCGTCAACCAGCTTGTAACAAATTGCTCGATGCGTACCAACCGGTACGACCTCGAAGTCACCACCACCACCACTGCTTGCTGTTAATCCCATGTTACTTTACCTTGTGTTGTGTAAATGTTTGCACTATCGTACACACCTCTAAATGAAAAGCAAGCGGAAAAAGACCCATGGCAATAAAAGTATCGAGACCCACCAAAAATCAAAGTACGCCATTCACGGCGGACGCTAAGACCGAATTTGAAAATTTTCTGCTCAGCAATGGCATGACCGTTGACCCCAAGACCGGGTTAAAAATGGACGGCACGATTGGCCGCGCTTATATGGAGATTGACGGCAGACGCAAGCTAACCGGCTGGTATCAGCTATGGTTAAACCAGAGTGTGCCATACGGAAGATGCGGCGATTACCGTATCGATCACGTTGAACCGACCGCGCAATGGCGACCAAACAACGGCGCTCGTTACGAGATGACCGAAGAGCAAAAGGCAGAGATTAAGCGCTTGCAGGAAGAGGCTAAGGTTGAGCTGGCCAACAAGCAAACAAAGGCGGCGAAGATTGCACAGACGATCTGGGATAAGGCCACGCCAGTTGAGAAGCACCCATACCTCGAGCGCAAGCAAGTGCTCTCCCACGGTCTCAGGCAGCATGAAGATGGCAGGCTAATCATACCCTTGCTGGACGCGCAGCTAGAGATCGTCGGGCTGGAATACATCGATGATGACGGTGGCAAGAAATTTCTGACGGGCACCAAAAAGAAGGGCAGTTTCTTCATCTTGGGCGAGCACATGCTCAAAGATGCCAAGGTGATCAATTACGCAGAGGGATATGCGACAGCGGCGAGTTATTTTCAGGACATGCAACAACCCGTGATTGTGTGCTTTGACGCAGGCAATTTAAAGCCGGTAGGCGAGACGATCTCGGACTATTTTCCCAAGGCGAAGCATATTTTTATCGCAGATGCGGATGAATCCAAGACGGGGGAGATCAAGGCTGTCGAGGCGAGCCAAGCTGTGCGAAGCCGTGGCGCTGAAAGCGAGGTGCTCATACCGGAGGGGTTGGGAGACTACAACGACCACGCGGTTGAGGGTGAGCTAATCCCGAAATTAAAGCCGGTAACGGTACCAGCGGAGTTTGATTTCAACCGCAGTGAGCGGGGGAAGTATCTCAACACCAAAGGTAACGTCGAGGGTGTGATGATCCTGAACGGCATCAAATGCGCTTACAACGTGATCAAAAAGCGCATGGAGATATTTGTTCCGGAGTCGAATTTTATCCAAGACATGCGCGAAGAGGCGGCGCTGATAGAAATCGAAGACAGATGTATACAAACGGGCATACCTCATACCAAGGTCCGCGACTACCTCAAGCTGCTGGCGGTTGAATACAACCCGGTCAAGGATTGGATGGAATCGAAGCCATGGGACGGCCAGAGCAGGCTACAGGCGTTTCTAGACAGCATCACAAGCCCCAATCAACCGCTCAAAGAGATGCTGATGAGGAAGTGGTTGATCAGTTGCGTGGCGGCAGCGTGTGAACCGAATGGGGTTGAGCTGGAAGGCATATTGGTGTTTCAAGGGGCGCAAGGTCTGGGTAAGACCTTATGGTTTAAACGCCTAGCCAATTATGACGAGGGCTGGTTGCTCGAAGGCGCAACACTCAACCCGAGCGATAAGGATTCAGTAAAGCAAGCCGTCAGCCATTGGATCGTCGAGCTGGGGGAGATCGAGAGCACCTTTAAAAAGTCGGACATCGACCAGCTCAAGGCGTTTGTCACCAAGAAAACCGACGAGCTGCGGCTACCCTACGACCGGGCATTCACCACTTACCAGAGAAGGACAGCGTTTTACGCGAGTGTCAACGCACGAGAGTTTCTGACCGACACCAGCGGCAACCGAAGGTTCTGGGTGATACCGGTCAATGGTATCGATGTGAACCATGGTGTCGATATGCAGCAGCTCTGGGCAGAGGTGAAAGAGACGATGTATCGGCAGGGCGAAAAGAACTGGTTCCTCAGCCCAGACGAGCGAGCGCAGTTGCAAGAGTCCAACGAGCTGTACCGAACTCAATCCAGTGTCGAAGATCTCATCCTCGAACACGTTGACTTCCAATCCGACAACACTAAGCCGGTGCAGATGACCAAGCTGCTGCGGGACTTAGGCGTGAACAATCCGCGCATGACAGACTTCAAAGATGCGGCAAGGATCTTGTCAGAGCATGGCAAAGAACCAAGGCGAAGCTCAGGCAAAAAGATCTACGACTTAGATTACACCCCCATCGAGGAGGACAAATCAGACTCATTTGGTTTTTCCCCGAAGGGGTGGGACTAGCTGCCCGAGTGTGGTAACCACACTCATACGCGGGCCGGTGGGCGTTCATGTAAATGGTTAAATCTATCATGATGAGAGTGGAGTAAAAAAAATGCCACCCTATACCCTATATGATGGAGGAGTTAAGTTGTTGTTTACCTTATGTTTATACTATAGGGTAGGGTAGGGTACTATATATATAAATATATATAATATGACCATGTAAATGGTAGTAGGTGGTATTTACATGGTGTGTTTATAGTATTAGGTGGAAGGCTGTACCCTACACTTGACACACTTGGTTAATCAGGAGACTGATCATGGTAGACTACAAGTTTGAGTGGGACTTCGAGCAAACACGCGAGGAGAATTATCGAAGATGGCGGCAGTTGAACAACGCGGAGCGTGACGCCTACGGACTCGCGCAGGAGCTGGAAGCTGGGGCGCGGCAGATATTTGATCAAATGGAGGGACGATGGCGGAGCGAGGCAGACCGAAAAAGGAACGACCACAACTTGTGGAGATGCCAAAACAGTTTGATGCGGACAGCGAGTTCGGGCTGACCGAAATGCAGACGGCTTTCGTTTGGCATTACACGCAAGGTGGGTGTGGGCAGACGGAGGCGGCGAGGAAGGCAGGCTTCAGCTTCCCGGCGATGAGCGCCAGCAAGCTGATGAACGGGCGCGACCATCCGAACGTGGTCAAGGCAATCCGAGCGGAGCAAGAAGAGTTGCGCCAGAAGTTCGCTATCACGCCGGAGAAGACTGGAAGTATGCTGTGGAAGATAGCAGAGACCAGCTTCGAGAACGGGGCTTATAACGCCGCTGTAAGCGCGGTGAAGGAGCTGAACCAACTCGCAGGCTTGACGATACAGCGCAGCCAAAACCTCAACATCAATGCGAATCGCGACAGCATGACGAAGAGCGACATAAAGTC